AGAGAAACACAACTGCCTTACAGTAATGTAACTGACTGCCCATTTATATGGATCACGTTCATCACCATTAATGTAATCTCTTGATTCATAGTACTCTTTCTCTAATGCATCATGATCTAATGTTTTTAGATAGCATACGTGAGAGAATACTTCTTGGAACATAATAGGATCTTTAACCTGCCTGTACATGTTCATCAAGGCAGCATTGATATCACTTAACACTGAAGGTTTATTCAATGCAAATGATACAGCACCACCACCACAGAAGGGTTCTAAGACCCTATCAAATGTATCTGGTAGCATTTGTCTTATCAGTGGTAGTTCTTTAGTCTTACCACCTTGATACTTGACAATTGGTTTCATGTATTCAATACCCAGATCAATCTGATGACCATACCTGCGAACAACACATAGTATGTCCACATGATCCACATACCCACCTTATTGTGAAGTGAACCTCGTTTGTATGGATGTACTGCTAAATGTGGGGAACTGTCCCATCCATCTTGCATGTATTCTTTAGGATCTATTCTTGCCACGATGATTAGTAATGTAATTACGTGCAGACTGTTCGTTTCTACACTCCTTTATTATAGCACCATTATGGATTAAAGCCAACTTGGTCTTGCTACCCATTACAGGTACAGCATAGTATCCATCGTTAGTGGCAAATCCTTCAGTACTATTCTTGTAGAACCTAGCAATAGATTCTAATTCTTTCTGTTCAGGTGTTTTGGTCGATTTTCTTGTTGTGCTCATCCCAAGGGTGTACATAATCATGGTTTTCAATTGTGTGGATGGATAGATGAGCATCTTTGCCCCATCTATTCATTTGACGGATCCCACCGAACCCTAGTTCTAAATCTTTATCAGTCCAACCCAGTTCCTTAACTAACTCTTCTCGTATGTAAATGTGTAGTTCACCTTCAACATACTTGTAGTCAAAGTACTGGTCAATGTTTGGATCAATTGCCATAGTTATCTGTAAGCACCTCGATATTTATACCAATCCTTGTTGATAAAAATCCTCTTCTTGTGTTGATTCAGGAACTGTCACAAGATTACCAGACACCACTATTCTATCATGCGAACATGTATGTGGGGTTACGTAATGTATGCGTTCTCCATCAAACACATGTAGATTACCAACTTTAGGTTTAACAACTTCAGGTGGTAACCATGGATGTTTTATGTCAGGGAAGATAAGAGGAGAGCATTTACTACAGGCATCCAGATACCACACAAAAGACCAAACAGAACCGTTATGGTTATGAGCCTCTGCGTAGTCGCCTTGTCTGTAGATGCTGATCCAAAGATCTTCGACTTCCAACGTTGGGTAGATGACATTTAATTGTCCTAAGAGTTCATCGAAAATATAACATTCAGACACGTCCCAGTCGGTCAAATATGCTTTGACTGGTGCGTCCTCCCTTCGATATAAAGAGAGTTCCTTAATAATCTCTTTATAATTTATAGGTGGACGTACGTAGAACTTGTCAATCGTTAAGTTTTGCATCCTGATACTCTTTGAAGAAGACTGATTCCATCTTATATGCATCAATCTCCCATGGTTCATCCATGTACTCTGTTTCAGGGGGTACTGGTACTCCCTTCCACTTATTTACTACCTTACTATGACGAGAAGAGAACCGTTGTACGTGAGTACCACGTAGTCTCTGCTCTACATGACGTAGTTCATGGAATAATGTGGTTAGATACTGTTCTTTGTTATCTAACCTATTCTCTATTTCAATTTCAAAATAGCGTGGTCGTGATAGTTCATCAATTGATAAACAAGTACCATCGTTACCCTGATGCCACAACCTCTTGTCTATAATATGGACAAACGTGTTGAAGCGATTGAGTTTACGATGCTTGAAGAACCACTCGACTGCAGCGCGAGCGATCCGCTTGCGATTGCGATACCCACCAAACGTAACATAACAAGACATGACCAATGAAGAAAGTAAATGAATGAGGAAATAAAGACTAATTTTTCAAGTCCAGACATATCTTTTGCGTTCATGTTATACACACCTCCCATTCTGATTTGTTTACTGAGGCATCACAATGTATGCAGTTAAGTGCACTCCAACTAAAGTGGAATACCCTAGCGTGACTGTTACATTGTGGGCAGATAATCAACTTGCCGTTGTTACCTGCACGAGTGTATCTGTTAACCTTGGTCATTTGATTAACCTCCCTAACCTATCAAACTCTTTGTTAAGGACTGGCACATATAATATGCCATCATCTTTTAACATAGAGAGTGTATCCATGAACCAATTGTTATTGGCAATGTGTTCATCTAATGTTAGATTAGTGAAGTAAGTCTGTGACCAATTGGAGAAGAATGGTGAATCAGCGTAAGTTAATTTCATTCTTGTATCTCATCTAGGCGTAGACCACGATAACCTGATGCTGGTGCATCAAGTTCATCCAAAGCTCGACCTAGTTCTTTGGTAAGGTGCTTTTCTAAATGTATATCATCAACATTATGCCTTGAGGCAATGCTACTTCCTAGGGTTGGATCTGTAGACCACATGAGATCGATAAGATACTTGATCTGCTGTGTGTCCAGTTCAACCATCGTTACTACGCTGTCCATTTCTGGTTGCTCCGTGATGATTACTTCCATATTATAATGGTAATTGTGCGGGAATGGTACTAATACGGTCAGTTTGCAAACTGGCATAGTCCTCATGCAATTCGCAACCGATATATGATCTACTTAGTTTCTTAGCAACCATAGCAGTGGTTCCTGATCCCATGAAGGGATCTAATATTATATCACTTGGTTTGCTCCCTGCCAAGATGCATGGTTCAATGAGTTCTGGGGGGAACACTGCAAAATGCGCTCCCTTGTACGGTTTAGGTGGAATTGACCATACGGAACGCTTATTCTTCTTTGGATAAGACTTGGTGAGACCACTATGTGGCTGTAACCCTGACCCTTGATTATGATACTTCCCTTTAGATCTATCTCTTGTGCCCCAGTCTTTCGCTGGTTCCTTGATTGCTTCATTGTCATAATAATATTTTCTATTCTTTGATAATAAGAACATGTATTCATGTGCCTTAGTACATCTATCACGAACACTCTCAGGCATGGGGTTGGGCTTGTGCCAGATTATATCCTGTCTCAAGTACCATCCATCCGCACGTAGTGCAAATGCTAACATCCATGGTATACCAATTAGATCCTTTTCTTTCAATCCATCTAATTTGTTACCACGTCTAGCACATTTCTGTGGTAGATCCTGATCATTTGATGCGACAGTCTGCTTATTAAGAGCTTGTCCTTTACCTGGTCTGTAATTATAGTAACTATCTCCTATGTTTAACCACAACGTACCATCATCAGTTAGTACATCACGTACCTTCCTGAATACTTTCACTAAGTTTTCAATATATTCTTCAGGTGTCTCCTCCTGACCAATTTGATTCTCCTCATCACCATAGTTCCTTAATCCGTAGTATGGTGGTGATGTTACGCACATCTGTGCATAATCCACAATACCAGTTGTAATCTGTGCACGTAGTGTACTCAGAGTATTTCTACAGTCACCAAATAATACTGTGTTTCTCATTTACCAATGCCGAATGACACCACTAACAATAAAGATATTAGTGATAAGGTAAGTAGCAAGTATGATGCTACGGACAATAATAATTGCATTGTCGTATCGTTTTGTGGTTTCGTCATTGAATGATCCTAATGAATACTTCCATACTCTAATCCATCTCCTCACTTCTTCTTAAATGCTCCTGCATATACTAGCAGTCCCATTGTAAGTGCTGTCCAGAAAATAATATACCACATGATTAAGCAAAGTTTAGGGCAATTGTAATACGCTCCCCATCAAATGTTGAAGGTGGAACTGAGTGTTGCAAGTTAGATCTGAAGATAACAACAGCTTTCTCTTGCGGTGGTGCAATCAATACATCCTGATTTAATGGTGTTGGTTGCACTTTATTCTTAGGTGGTAGCATACTTCCCATATCAGGACGTTTAAAGTACGTACCAGCAGCACCTTTAGGTACTTTCACATAATATATTGCGGAGAATATGTTATATGGGTGCATGTGAAACTCTTGATATTTCCCACTCTGATATACATTATACCATGATTCTGTGCATTCGTAAACATCATCCGAACCATAGTGTCTAGCGAAGTCATGTACACACTCAGTTACCTTACTAATGAGCGTAGTGAATTCCAAATACTCCGTAAGATCAACAACATGAAAGCAATTATCTGGTGATGACGCACCACTCAACCAACTCTCAGTGTTACCCTGCTTGAATATGCCATGCAATTCATGTATCTTCTTATCTATTGCCGCATTCTCTTTATCAGTCAATAGGTTAGTAGCAGCATATAGTCCCACTGGGAACACATGCGTTACATTATTATTAACTTGATGCACATTTATATTATTCATCTAAATCTTTCAAGTGTGGTTCTACCCAATGCTCCGTGTTATCAATACCAGCAGCGTTAACATACCGCATAATATGCTCATCAACCTGATGAAATATTGGATGAAGATCCAAGTCCATGTTAATATCATGTGCTATCTCTGCAACCTGAGCTTCAGTTAAGCAATGGTCTTTATGTAAGAGATCACATGTGGGTATTCTTTTCTCAATAAGCTCATTGAGATTAATTCTAATTTCGTAGTCTCTGTATACAGGCATAGTATTAAAGGGTTCTAAAAGGGGTCTAGGAGACCCCAGAAGGGGTCTATCTTAGATAAAGATATGATCCTGCCCAGTCTGCTCTAGTTAAGCATTGGGCATAAGATGCATCATCTAAAAGGTTGTAGCGCACATGCTTGGCGGGTTTCGCCCATGATGCTGGTTTGTACACATCACCAGTCTTTCTATCTATGAAAGCATGTACTGTTGACTGGTTATCGTCCGCAGTAATCTTGATGTACTTGCGTCCTTCTTTGATGTTGAACACGGTACCACAGGTAGGATACTTGCTGTTTACGTCCTCTTGAAGGATTTGACCAAGCTTATGCGCTCTTTCGTAAACTGTGTCAACAAATAGTGCTTTAGTCATTGGGTTCCTTGATTGATATACTT